CTTCCCAGTAAGAGAAGTCACGATGATTTAATAGATGCTCTCGCCTATATAGACCAAGTAAGTGTCGCAGATTTTATGCACACAATAGAATTAGAAGAGGAATGGAAACCTTATGATGAAATTGCAGGATATTAAATATGATTGATGGTGTGGAAACTAAATTTCAAGGCTTGGCTGGGTGGTTAGGACCACGTTTAGAAGAGTGGAGAAATCATAGAGATTCCAATTATTTAGATTCTTGGGATGAATACTATCGTCTCTGGCGAGGTATATGGCAAGCCAGTGATAAGACTAGACAATCAGAGAAATCTAGATTGATAGCACCTGCTTTACAACAAGCAGTAGAATCTTCAGTCGCAGAAATCGAAGAGGCTACATTTGGTAGAGGTAAATGGTTTGATATTAAGGATGATATGTTGGACCGAGACCATTCAGATGCTGAGTACGTACGTAACTTACTACAAGAGGACTTAGAAGCTACAGGCGCGAAGGATGCCTTATGTGAGGTCTTTCTCAATGGTGCTGTGTATGGTACAGGGATAGGCAAGATATCTGTAGAAGAGAACATTTTGAAGTATCCAGTAGAAGTTCCTGTTGAGGGAACTCTAGCAACCCAAAGAATAATAAAAGAAGAGGTTGTTGTCGATGTTAAAATAGAAGCTATCAGTCCTAAAGAGTTCTTAATCGACCCTTCAGCCACAAGTATAAAAGAAGCATTGGGTGTCGCCCACGAAGTTATTAAACCTAGACATAGTATAATTGAGGGCATAAAGAATGGTACATACAGAGATATACCTATAGAGGGAAGCTATAATGTAGAGAGATTGTCGGGTTTTGACCCTGAATCTTCTAGGTCGGATGCTTCAGACCAGATTAAAATTACTGAATATTGGGGCAAAGTACCAGTTAAATTCTTAGAAGAGAATGAATCTATGGATTCTTTTGAATATAATGAAGATGAATTAGTTGAAGCAGTAGTTACAATAGCTAATGACAGTCATATATTAAGGGCGGAAAGGAATCCATTTATGATGGAAGACCGTCCATTCGTAAGTTATCAACACGACATCGTACCCAACAAGTTTTGGGGGAGAGGAGTCTGCGAGAAAGGTATAAATCCACAGAGAGCTTTAGATGCAGAGATGAGAGCTAGAATAGACTCTCTAGCACTAACGACTACACCAATGATGGCTGCTGATGCGACTAGATTACCAAGAGGTGTTAAATTAGAAGTTCGTCCCGGTAAGACGATACTTACTAACGGAGACCCTAGACAGGCTATTATGCCTCTGAATTTAGGGAGCACGGACCAGAACACGTACGCTCAGGTTGCTGCATTGCAGAATATGATTCAAATGGGTACAGGTTCTAATGACACTACACAAGTTAGTGCAGAAAGAGCCACATCTTCTGGTATGTCTATGCAACAGTCTTCTTCTATTAAGAGACAGAAGCGCACATTAATGAACTTTCAGAATACATTCTTAATCCCTATGATTAATAAGTGTCTTTGGAGGAAAGTACAGTTCGATGAAAATAGGTATCCTATCGCAGATTATAAGTTTGTACCTTACTCTACTATGGGTATTATGGCTAAAGAGCTAGAATCACAACAGATGATTAGCTTACTACAAGCCATACCTAAAGATTCACCAGCCTTTAATATAATACTTATATCTGTATTCCAAAATTCTAGTATGCATAATAGAGACCAGATAGTACAAGCACTTATCGAGGGTGCACAGCCTAATCCTGAAGAAAAGCAGATGGAACAGATGGCTAAACAACTAGGATTACAGCAGATGCAAGCTGAAATACAGAAGACTATGGCTGAAGCTCAAGAAGAACAGACTAAAGCTATGAAGAATGCAGCAGAAGCAGGAGCAGCACAACCTAATGAACTGAAGATTCAAGAGAAGTTCCTTAAACTACAGAAAGAATTAGCGGCTATTGATAAGCTAAGGGCGGACACAGAGAATGTGCACAGCGAAACTATGAGAAACATTCCAGAGGTAGAGCATCTCAAGTCTGAAACTCTCTTAAATATAGCATCAGCAACGGAGAAGTTGCAAGGATAAATCGTGGTAACAGACGATAAAGAATTTTACGACAATAGAATAAATCTAGTCGGGACTGATGGATGGATAGACTTAATTGAAGAATTAAAAACTCTATCTGAATCAGTAAAACGAATAGATTCTATTGAGAACGAAAGAGACCTTTGGTTCGCCAGAGGTCAGTTGTCGATTTTAAGACAGATGATTGTTTTAGAAGATGCAACAAAAACAACGATGGCAGAACTAGATTTATAGCGTCATCATTTTTAAAACTTCATAATCCCAACGGGACGGAGACAATGATATGAGCAGTATAGTAGTAGACCCTGATGAAATTTCAGAAGATATAGAGGTAGACAACACGGTAGAACCAGATGAAACCCAAGACTTAAGAGAAGAAACAGAAGAAACAGAAGAAACAGAAGAATCTGCTTTTGAAGTCCCGGCTAAATTCTCAGGTAAAAGTGTAGAGGATATAATTAAGAGTTATCAGAACTTAGAACAAGAACTTGGTCGTAAGAGTCAAGAGATTGGTGAGTTAAGAACTCTTTCTGACAATTTCCTCAAAGCCGAAATATCTAGAAATGATAATCAGACAAGTTCACAAACAGAAAACTCAAATAATGAGATAGAGAATGATTTTTTTGAAGACCCCAATAAAGCGGTCAATTCTTTAATAGAGAATCATCCGAAGTTTCAAGAGTTCCAAAAGTTCCAAGCTAAACAATCGCAAGATACTAGCAAAGGACAATTGGAACAGACTCATCCAGACTATATAGATATTGTACAAGATTCTAATTTTCAGGATTGGGTTAAAGCCAGTAAATTTAGAGTTGCCTTATTTGAACAGGCTGATAAGTATGACTATTTAGCAGCCGATGAATTATTAACGCACTGGAAAGAGCGTTCTATGATTGATAAGACTGCTGAAGTTCAAGAGAAACAAAAAGCTACGAGAAAAAAGAACCTAAAAGCTGGTAAGACCGAATCCAGAGTATCATCGGAATCTACAGCAGGTAAGAAAATATATCGAAGAGCGGACCTCATAAGATTAAAACAGAGTGACCCTAATAGATATGCAGACTTAGCTGATGAAATATACATTGCCTATGCAGAAGGAAGAGTCAAATAATATTAACATTACTATACAGGAGTAATTTATGGCAACAGGTGTTATAGGCACTAACCATCAAACGACTACTACAGGTGCACACTTCATACCAGAACTATGGTCTGATGAAACTATTGCAGCGTATAAGTCGAACTTGGTGGTCGCTAATTTAGTTACTCGCTTAAATCATAAAGGTAAGAAAGGTGACACAATTCACATTCCAACGCCAATACGTGGTTCAGCGAGTGAAAAAGCAGCAAATACAAAGGTATATATTCAGGGTGATACTCATAGCGTAACCAATATTTCTATTGATAAGCACTATGAATACTCTGTATTAATCGAGGATATCACTGAGGTTCAAGCACTCAGCTCACTCCGTAAGTTTTATACGGATGACGCAGGATATTCTTTAGCTAAACAAGTTGACACCGATTTAGTCACTCTGTGGGAAGGTCTACAAGGTGGTACAGTTGGTGGTTCTAATGCAGCAGCTTGGGAGAAAGCATACATCGGTTCAACCGGTACAGCTTTTTATACAGGTAACTCATCTAATGCAGCAGATATTACGGATGCTGGAATTAGAAAGTTATTGCTTTTACTTGATAACGCAGACGTACCAATGGACAATCGTTCATTAGTAGTTCCACCTATCTGCGCTAACGATATGTTAGGTATCAATAGATTCACTGAGCAACAGTTCATTGGTTCTGGTGATGCTATCAAAACTGGCAAGATTGGACAAATCTACGGTGTAGATGTGTTCATAAGTTCTAACTGCCCCACTACTACAACAGCCAATACTGCTACTGATAGAGTCGGAGTGCTTATGCACAAAGATGCTCTAGCTCTAGCGGAACAGGTTGGTGTTCGTTCGCAGACACAATATCAGCAACAATATCTTGGTGACTTGTTCACTTCTGATACTATTTATGGTGTTGGTGAATTACGAGATGGCGCAGGTGTTGCGTTCGTAGTTCCGGGTACTTAATAGTTAGCTAAACCCTAGCCCCCTCTAATCTGAGGGGGTTTCATTTAGTTAATTATAAGGAGTGGAGAGATGCCTTGGGGAGTAGGAACATATGGGAAGACCAGAGGTAGACCACCTAAAAAACAGAAGAGAAAAAAGCAGAGGAAGAAATAACTATGCCTATTTATAAATTTCAATGTAATAGTAACCACACTTTTGAGGAGTGGTGTTCATACGAACAGAGTAAATTAGGTTTTGAGTGCCTTGAATGTGGTAAGAAAGCCAAGCGTATCTATTCAGTATCTGCTGTTAATCCTACATTCGGTAATCAAGATACCTTGTGGAATCATAGAGAGAAGCATAGAAAATCTATGAAGGAAAGTCAATTAAACCAGTCTTATACAGGATAGTATGGCTACTAAAAGAAAACACATAAGTATATTTGAAGATTCATCTAGTAGCTTAGAGCTTGATGCGTTTAAGAAAAAGATTAAACAGTTATATGATGAGATATTAGAGCGTACTTATAAGATAGAAAATCCCGGGGCTAGTCCTGAAGAGGTTAAAGCCTATGTAGAAGAGAATGGTATTCAGTTTCCTGATGAGGATGTATCTGAAGATAGCGATGAAATAGATAACTTAATGGAAATGTTAGATGGTATGGTTGATACAGACGTACAAGAAGCAGTATCTGATTTATCTACAGAGGACAAACCCAAAGAATACAGAGGAGACGAATTATCTTCTAAATCTCACGAGAAGGGTGATAGAATAGAAACAAAGGATTTAAAGGATAAGATGGGAGGTCTATTTAGTGTTAAAATAGATGAAAGAAAGAGAACATATACTAAAGCACCTAAGATTCCTATCGTTCCAACCATTAAAAGAGATACTTCTATTGCTCATAAAGAATCTTTCGCACCTCTAATAGAGAAATTTAGAGATGAGCTTAGAAGTTTAGCAGATAGACAGCGTTCAGGAGTTCAAAAACTTAGGGATAGATTATAGTGGCTAAGAAGATTAGAATAAGAGGTAAGATTCGTCCTCTAACTAGGAGTTTCAGACCAGATGATAGGATTCACTGGATGAAGGCTAAAGCAATTGGTATGTACCTCAACAAGCGACAGACAAACAAGTGGGAAACATCACATACAGAAGCTATAGAGTTATTGACAGAAGCAGGTGCGTTCTTTATTACAGAACAATCCACACCATCTAACCCAGTATTTATAGCAGCATCATAGGATAAATTATGGCAACAAAGAAGA